AGCGTCCTTCGGATCGCTGGTTCGTTGGCGTTAGGTGATGCGGCAGAGTCGTTGCCGAATAGCACGTCAACCGGTGTCGTGATTAAGACAACGGCATAGTGAAGTGCTAGACTTTGGCGATGAGGGTTATTGTTGTCGGAAGAGCTTTAGCGTTAGACGGTATTCACTATAGTTGCGGTGAAGCTCTTGGTGTTGATGATGACGTAGCGGAATCTCTGATCCAGAGTGGTCGTGTCAAAGCGACTGCTCTGCGATCAGATTCGTCAGTCCACACCACCGCACCACCTACCCCACCGAAACATCGACAGGCGCGAGTGCGTCGTCGTGTCTCTACCGCCAAACGTAAAGGAAACCAATGAGCAGTAATGTCACTGATGCAACGACTGAGAGTACTGGCGTCAATCCAGACCATCCGTGCGCGGCCCATCCGAAACTCATTGATGGTGATGAGGCCATTGTCGAAGTCAATCCACCGCGATCAGAAGTTGCTATCTGTGGATTCGCTTCTAGCACACGACACCTGATTCCTATTAATGATAAGCGTGTCGAGATATGGGGGTTGAACCAACTGTATCGGCATATCGACCGAGCCGACCGATGGTTCGATATTCATCGCAATTGGACAGAAGATAACGTGGAAGGCACTGATCATCCGAAGTGGCTGAGTGAGTGCGGTATTCCTATCTATATGGTGGAGAGGAATCCAGACCTGACGACCTCTGTTCGGTTTCCGATTGAACGCATGATCGCGTCGGCATCTGACTACTTCACCTCGACCGTTGCCTATATGTTGGCCTTAGCAATCAGCGAAGGCTTCAGCAAGATTCACCTATACGGGATTGATTTAGTGGTTGGCACAGAATACGAAGTGCAGAAAGCCTGTGTGGAGTTCTGGCTTGGTGTGGCTCACGGCAAAGGGATTGACCTTGATATTCCCAAGGCGAGTGCATTACTGACACAGACGCATCGCTACGGCTATCAAAAGACCCCTGATACTGGCCCGATGCCAAACTTGCAAGAACTTACCGACAGAGGCGACGCACTGAATAGTGCCAAGTCTAAACATATGGCGAGTGCCGCCACGCTCGATGGTGCGTTGCAAGAGATTGAATACCTGAAACAGATCGCACAGCTACGCGCCCGGGGAGCGAGAATCCCCATTATGACGGAGCAGTGAAGTGATCACAGTATGCGCCAGTTCAACGAACGAACTCATCGGGACGATGGACGAACTGATGCGTGTAATTGGCGTGACTGCGAGTTCCTGTGGGATAGACGAAGCCCATCTCGCCGCCAGTCGATGGACGGCTAATTATATCGGCCAACCCCTACATCGAGCCGTCTATTCTGAAACCGTCAAGGCATTTGGCGGTTTGAATCTTTCGCTTTCCAGAACACCAATTCGAGGTGTGCGGCGTGTGTTTAGTGCTACCGATACGGGTGACGCCACTGAACTGTGTAGCACAGATTATCGCGTTGATCAGGATGGTGGATTCTTAAACCGAGATCGAGGATGGGCGTGGACAGCACAGAATTATTGGAACATCACCTACACCCCGATTCCCAATTCCGAAACCGCCCCGTGGCTAGTGGAATACGAAGCCGGATTCCTGAATACAAGTGGGTCGAGTTCCACCGACACTGATACCTACGCGGTGACATCTACTGATGCAACGATGCCGCAGGAAATTATTCGCGCCACCATGATTAAGGCACGTCAGCTATATATCAACGCTGAGGGCGTGGTGAAAAGTAAGAAGGTTGGAGACTTGTCTATCACCTACGCCACCGAAGGAACGGAAGACGTGGCGACGCAGTTGATCGATCCGTGGAAGCGGTACTTCTGATGTCTGTGAGCCGATGGTTCGACATGATGCCGCAGACGGTCAGCATAGCCACTAGAAGCTCTTTGAATGACTTTGGAGAGCCTTCTTTTGGTGCAGACGTGTCCTATAAGGCTCGTATCGTTGGACGGGCTGAGAACGTCGTAGATTGGACGGGACAGGAAGTGTTCTCAAGGTCGCACATCTATCTCGGCAGCAACGCGAAGATTGGGGCTGGCGATCGTGTGACGCTCTCAACTGATGATGTGGCCTCGACAGGACAAGAGATTGTGAGTCCGACTATTCTGGCGGTGAACCATGTGCCTGACCAGACCGGATTCCATCATACGAAGATTTGGCTGAAATAATGGCAACCAAAGGAAAGAGCTTCACGGTGACGGGTGTCAGTGACGTGATGAAGAACTTGAATAAAATCAAACACCTAACTCCCACCGTGATTGGACAGGCTCTCTTCAGCGAGGCTGAGTTGATTATGACAGCCTCGAAACGAATCGTGCCTTGGGACAAGGGTGATCTCGCTCGGAGTGGACACGTCGAAAAACCGAAACACAGTGGAAAGACGGTTAGTGTGGAGATGGGCTATAACACCGAGTATGCGATGTTCCAGCATGAAGGTTTAGAACTGAAACACAAAGGGAGAGGCCAGTCGAAATATCTTGAAAAGCCTCTCATGGCTGTGAAAAACACCATCGCCACTAAAGTTGCCAACCGCATCTATAAAGGCTGGACGAAAGCACAGTTGGCGAACAAATGACTTCCACTTGCTCTGCCACGATTGCTTTCTCTTCACGCACTGACACCATCATGCGTAAGATGGTGAGTGAGTTGAAAGACTCAGATGATCCGGTTCTGTGTGGGTTGGTCTATGACCATTTCCTCGTGGCGGCGATTGCGGTTGATCGGTTGTTCTACACGGACAGTCGGGGCGACATGGAACTCACACCGTATGCAGAACTGGTGGCTCTTGAAGTGACGCACTTGGCTCATTCGACTGAACGGGATGTGACACCCAAGGCCACACAGGAGCAAGCGTTGGATGTGATGCGTTTGGCAGGATTTGGGGCGGTCTGACGATGGCCTTACTGTTGACTGACATGGATGATTATTTGACGACCTCTGGCGTAACGACTGCCATCTATCGAGGTCGGCAACCTAGTGATCCGAGTACCGTCGTGACGATTTACGAGACAGGTGGATCGCCCCCGGTGCATGGCATGGGTGGGTCGCCGGGAACTGCGTTAGCCGAACAACCCTCGATTCAAGTCGTCACTCGGTCCACTAGTTATTCGACGGCCCGAACAACCGCCGACCAGTGTTTCGATTTATTAGACGGGCTGTACCAAACGACTATCAACGGCACACGCTATCTCTATGTGGAGGCGTTACAGTCGCCGTTCATGCTTGAACGTGACGATCAGGAACGGACACGGATTGCCTGTAATTATAGGATCGTGAAAGACCTCACGGCTTAGGATATAACTATGGCTACTTTGATCTACAAAGACTGCAATATTTTCATTGATGGTTACGATCTGTCCACCGCGCATTCTGATATCACCCTGAACTATTCTGCTGAAATGCAGGATGAAACCAGTTTCGGTGACGAAACGCGCATCAATAAGGGTGGCTTGGAAGTCGTGAACGTGACGGGTTCAGGCTTTTGGGAAAACACGGCACCTAACCTTGTGGACGATGCGTATTTCGGACTCATGGGAACGGATGACAAGGTGGTCAGCCTTTATGCCAACGGCATCACAGATGGAGAGTCCGCGCCGGGAGGCTTTGCTTTCAAAGGTGTCATCTCGGAGTTCTCTGTCGGTGGAGGTGTTGGTGAACTTCTCACATTCAACGTGACCATCGAAGGTCGAGGCATCGAGGCATAGTCTATGGCAATCGTAAGAGTTACCCCAATCAAGAACGCAAGTGCGACGGCGGTATCAACGTGTGACAACGGCACAGCCTACGACGTCGGCGGCGTGTATGCAGGGAAGTCGTTATATGCGGCATTGCATGTGCTTTCGTCATCGACAGCAGGTGGTATAAAGGTTCGCATTCAAGGGTCATCGTCGAGTGGATTCGGGGTCGGCAAGTTCACTTGCCATGTCGAGTTCACTAGTCAATCATGTCGTGTTGGTGAGTGGGCTACACCACTGACCACGGCGAACGTCACCAGCACACACAGGAAGTTCTGGCGCGCGAATTGGGATCCATCGACAAGCGGGGGACAAAAGTTTTTGGCGTCCATGAGTATCCAGTAACTACACGAACAGGAGTATAGGTAAATGGCTACAATCATTTATAAGAACGCGTTATTCGAGGTGAATGGCGTTGACCTGAGCGACCACGTTGAATCGTTGACGTTCAACTACGGGAGTGAGATGCAGGACGAAACTGCAATGGGTGACGACTCACGCATTAACAAGGGCGGTTTGAAAACGTGGAGTCTCGACGTGAATTTTCACCAAGACTACACCGCCGCGAATGTTGACGCGACCCTGTTCAGTCTGGTGGGAACGACTGCGTGTTATGAGTGGCGGCCACAAGCTATCTGCTCGACGGCAATCAATCCGCGCTTCTCAGCTATCGGCGTGATTGATTCGTATCAGCCGCAGGGTGGAAGCGTGGGATCGCTTCTCGATGCTCCGGTCACAGTTCAGAGTGCAAGTGACGTGTCGCGTGCAACAGCCGCGACATAAAATTCACTGATGAGGGCGACGGGAAAGTCGGGCCTCCTACGGTTTGAGTATCAAATCGCTGCCCGTCTTGGCGAGTGGGAACTTGAACCCGTTCTCATACTCCCACATACTCAGCGATTCAGGCTCTCCGGTTCTGTCGTATCCCGGCACGATCCGTGGTCCTCACGGTCACCGTTAGATGTGTGGTTGGAGTTTGGATCGAATAGGTGGGTCTGGAACGGTATAGTTATAGGCGATAAGCTGACGGAGCCTCGTCTTGTTATTGAAGTCGAAGGGCCACCCACCATTGAGAAAGGAGTGTTAGTGAATGTCTAATCCTTGGGTCGTTGAACCAGAAGAAGTCAAGATTGAACTAGCATGGGATGATCCGAGAGGGATTAGTCGTGAGTTCTGGATAAAGGTGAAGAAACGATTGTCGATTGGTGAAAGCCGTCGGATGCTTAAATCGATCAGTCGTGTCCGTTCAGAACTGCGCCGGGATGTGAAAGGGACTCAGAATGCTGAAGCTCAATTTGAATGGACGGAATACAGTTTCGCCAGAGCCGAAGCATTTCTGCTGGATTGGTCATTAGCAGATGACAACAACACGAAAATGAAAATCAATCGTGAAAATATCGAAGCCCTTGATTCTGGTGTGTTCGATATTCTTGACAACGCCATAGACCAACATGAATCAAAGGCAACAGAGGAAAAAAAACCGAAAACTGGGAAGCGCAGGCGAAAAACGACCTCGCCATAATGCAAAGAATGAACTGGTCCTATGTTGAGTACATGCAACTCCCAGAAGATTATCTAGAGCCTCTGCTTAAATTATTCAAAGAACAAGATCGTCAAGCTCGATCAGCGAGATCAAAATAGATGGCAGTGAACGCCGGCACCATCGAAGCCAGACTTGAGTTGCAGGACAAGATGTCCGGTCAGCTAAGTAAAGCCACCAAGAAGATGGGTGGGTTTCGTAGTGTGGCACAAACGGCTATAGGCACGATGGCCGGTTTCATTGGCGCACAGGCAGTGATGTCTGGTGTCAGTGCTGCGTTTTCGTTTGCGAAAGATTCCGCAATCGGAATGAACGCCACGCTTGAAACCACGACTCTCCAGTTTGAAACATTGATGGGTGATGCTGAAGCAGCGGAGGCCCATGTTGCCAGTCTGTTTGAATTCGCCAAGAAAACGCCTTTCGAGACTGGCCCGATTATTGAAGCCAGCCGCATGATGCGAACGTTTGGCGGTGCTGCGTTAGATACCAAAGCAAATCTCAACCTCCTTGGCGATGCCAGTGCTGCGACCGGCGCACCGATCAATGAGCTTGGTTTCTGGGTTGGCCGTTTGAATTCTCTGCTACAGGGGGGGAAGTCTTTCGGTGAGGCCGCTATGCGTCTTCAAGAATTGGCCGTGTTGTCTGCTCCCGCGAGAGATGCGATGGAGAGACTGCAAAAGGCAGGAGGAAGTGCCGATGAAGTCTATAAGATTTTCGCAGATGACCTTGGAAAATTCAGTGGTGGCATGGAAAAGATGGCTGCGACGTGGGAAGGCGTCACAAGCACCTTCATTGATACGGTGCAGCTTACGATATCAGACGCCTTTAAGCCGTTGTTTGAATTCCTGCGTGACGGGATAGGGGTAATTAACGAATTATTGAATTCGCCGGAGATCAACGCCATTCCCACGAAAATCGCGAAAGCCCTTATGGACGCTTTTGGGAATGATCCTCGTCTTGCCGTTATGTCCCTGATAGACGCGCTTCTGCGGTTTGGAGTCTCAACGCTTGAGATAGGTAAGAGTATACGGATTGGGTTCGGCGTGGTTGAACTCACGATAAGGGGAACAGCAATCTCCGTGCTTACGCTCGCCGAAGCCCTGAACGCTCTTGGTCTTGTCGCTGTAACGATGTTGAATGTTTTCACCCGTGGGATGGTTCCCGGTCTCAGAGATGCTGCGGAGAAAATGAAGACGTGGGCGTTTGAACTCGATGACGCCAATGAAGAACAACATTATTGGTTTGATCAGACCTCAAAAAACATCAATCAGCAGGGCGAGTGGGATCGTGCGATGGACTCAGGCATCGACATGCTGGAAGGGATGCGCGGGACTGTTACGAATCTTGCGAATGCGTTGCCCGATCTTGCAGACGCTACCGGCGATGCTGCTGATGAAGCCGACGATCTAACGGGAGGGGTCAAGCAACTTACCGAAGCACAGGAGAAGCTCGCGAGAGGATGGCAGGATGGGGCAATACCAGCAGCTGAAGATTTAATGGTCGCTCTTGAAGCGGTCGGAGGGATTTCCAAGCTGACCGAGGCTGAACAGACCGCACTGAACGGGGCAGTAGCAGAAGCTATTTTGAAATACGAAGCCCTTGGTCTAGAAGCTCCCAAGGCGATGCGGTTGGTAGCGAACGCGACCAAGGAACTGGAATCCTCTCAGCTTGACCTCGGTGAAAATCCTTGGGTCAATATGTATGCGATGCCGGGTGGTTTTATGGCGCAGATAGACAAGACCGCCGCAAACATCAGAAATGCCATGATGGCCAAAGGTGGACTTCCGGCTGTTGGCCTTGAGATACAGGGCGGGGTAAGTGAAGGGCCAAGTATGGTTTCGATGGGCCAGATGATGGGGTCGAGTCTGAAGCGAGGATTCGCAGATGTTGTGAAAGGGATACCTAATACCGTGATCGACGCTTTCAAAGGCGGCGGTGGTTTATTCGGGGCGTTCAAAGCAATTGGTTCTCAGGTTGGTTCCGTGGCTGGTGCGAGTATCGGAGGCGCGTGGGGTGCAGCCGTAGCCAGCAAAGACGGCGTAGGAAAACTGATGAAAGGCTTCGCTGGTTTGGCTGGCCCGATTGGTGCTGCGGTCGGCGCGTTAGCTGGCCCATTGATTGGTGGTCTAAAGAAATTATTCAGTGGCCCGACTGTGCAAGAGAGTGTCACAAAGGCCAGCGAACAAATGTTTGGCAAGGCTATTTCTACAGGTCTTGCCGATGCAATCGCCAACACACGTAAAGAAACCCAGTCTGACTTCGGCGCGATGATGATGCACATGGCAGACATCATTGCGGAGCAGGGTGGTGTCATCGCGATGGGAACTGAAAAGGCGATACGAAGTGTTCGCGACATTTTCAGCGCAGTAGAAACCGGGGCCATCACTACAGAACAGGCGGCGGGTTCGTTTGATAAATCGTTCGGCATGATTGCAAGTGCCGTCGTTAAATCTGGGGGCATCGCTAGTAAGAAGTTCACCGAACTCATCACGCTTGCCGAACGCTTCGGAACTTCGGCAGAGACCATCAAGTTCGTTGGCGAACAGGCGAAACTCACTTCCCAAGGGATTGCCGCAATCGCTGCAAGTGGGGTCAAGACGAAGGATGAACTCGAAGACCTCGGCACGATAGCCGTTGCGTCGTTTGAATCTGCGATGGCTGCTGGCATGTCGTTCACAGAGGCAGTGAAGGCACATGGCCCTGCCCTTGACGCCATTATCGACGCGCAGAAAGAACTCGGTATCGAATCTGATAACGCGGCCGTCAAAGAGCTTGCCCATTTCCAAGATCGGATTCGGAACAACAAAGGCTTGGTGACTGCCGTCGAAGCATTGGACGATACGATGTTGGCATTGTCGCGCACTGGTTCATTAAATGCTGAAACCTTGGGTGCGATGGAACGTCAAGGCATCCGCATGTATGACAAATTGATCGAAAAAGGATTCTCGCAAGAACAGGCAGTTCTAATGATGGGGCCAGCCCTAAAGACCATCATGGAGGCCCACGAAAAACTTGGTATCCCTGTGGATGAAAATACTCAGAAACTTATTGACCAAGCCAAGGAAGCTGGACTTTTGGAAACCGAACAAGCAAGTGGATGGTCAGCAATCACAACGGCAGTTGGTACGTTAGTCGGCAAGATGGATGAGTTGATAACTAGGTTGATGGGCGTCAAGGATAAAGTTAATGAAATACCGAGCGAAATAAATATTGCTGCACACGTCAGTTATACAGACAGTGGAATAGATACGTCAGGACAGCACGGTCTTGAATTTTCTGCTGCTCACGGTGGCATTGTCACCAGACCTTCTGTTGGGCTTGTTGGTGAAGCTGGACCAGAAGCAATTATCCCGTTAACCAATTTGGAATCGCGCGACCGCGCGTTGTTAGCTGAGGTCAGGGGTCTCAAAACTGAACTAAGAAACCTTCCTATCCACTTACGGGACGCGATCCTTTTGGCTCAGTAAGATGCCGACAATCACCGCAACTCCAGAAATCTATACTCGGTATGGTGGATGGCTTCTTGGTGTTGAAGCGAGTAGCGAATTAGGCACATCTACAAGGATTGATGGGGTGGTGACTGATATCACCGCCGATGTTTTAGTTGGCGAAGCAAACGTCGAGCTTGAGTACGGCGTGACGGGAACCGGCCCGTTGGATCGGGTGGCCGATACCGGAACGTTGAATTTTTCGCTAGACAATAGTTCCACGAATAGCCACGGGCAACAGGGAGCCTATTCACCAGACCATGCAAACGCGCTGGCTGGTTGGGATATAGGGAACCTTATCGAACTAAGAATCACATACAGCGGAACGACCTACTACAAATTCACGGGCAAGTTGAGCCAGATTATTCCTATGGCTGGTCAGTATCAAAGTGAAATCGTTAACTGCGTGGCTGTTGATTGGATGGATGAAGCGGCGATATCCAAGGTGAAAGGGGTCACGGTTCAGTCGAATAAACGCAGCGACGAACTTATTAAGGATCTCGTTGATAATGCTGTAACGGTTCCTCCGAAGTCCACAGACTACGCAGAAGGACAAAGCACATTCGTCACAGCATTTGATAATCTTTTGGACGCGCAGACCTCGGTATTAAGAGCCTTATACGATTGCGTCATTTCTGAACTCGGATATCTTTATGTGAAGGGAGACACTACCGGCGGTGGTGTTCTAACGTTTGAAGATCGACACGCTCGCCCAACGGCTGGTGCAGCGGTCGGATCGTTCGATAATACGATGACGGGCTTAGACGTTTCCCGTGGTCGGGACGGGATCATCAATACGGTTTACGTGGTTGTTCATCCACGAACTACTGATGATGCAACATCAGTGCTTTATGAATTAACAACGACAGGCAGCACGCCCTCGATTCCACCACTCTCGACGATCACCATTAGTTGTCCATATCGTGAAGCATCAATTAACGCCTATCGTGTCGCAGCCGCAACGATTGAGACTCCAGTATCGGCAACGGATTGGATAGCAAATACCGCGTCTGATGGGTCTGGAAGCAACATCACGACCGATGTTTCTGTCACGGTGAAAACCCAAGCAGCCAATGCCGTTGATCTAGAAATCACGAACAACAACGTCACGTCTACCGCGTATCTCACGACCTTGCAGATACGAGGCACGGCCATCAGTGATGTCACTGAGACAGTGATGTCTGCGACCGATGATGTATCGATGAACAAGTATGGTGAACGCGATTCACGTATCGACATGAAGTACGAATCCAATGCTGGCGAGTTTGGGAACGAAATCGCCAACTGGATTTTGAACATCTACAAAGACCCTCGTTATGTGGTGAGCGGTTTTCAGCTTGCGTCGAACGCCTCCACTTACATGATGACGCAAAGCCTTGCGAGGGAGCCGGGGGACAAGGTTACATTCGCAGAGACGATGACAGGCATCACGGAATCTTCGGGAGGTGTAGCCGTTGGGTATTTCATTAACGGTGTTCGCATGACGATAGCGCGTGGGGGTATTATCACTACGAGTTGGGTGCTGGCTCCCGCGACGGCTACTCAGGCGTGGGTCTTGGATCAGGTTGGCTCTAGTGAACTTGGCATCACGACGAACTTGGGGTTCGCATAATGGATGACTGTATTCACGGCCCAGCAGAAGGACACCTTCATTCAGGTGTATCAGACGTGACGTCTTACTTGGAAGTACATAGTCGGGCGATGGGTAAGAAGGGGAAGAATGTGTTCGAGGTCGACGACCCGATCGACGCCTATATCAATCACGGGCGATGGGTGATCAACTGTGAATGCAATGGGGGCGGTTTGACGAGTCCGAAGTTCAAGGTGTCGTGCTGTTTCGATTGCGGAAGACGGTATACGAACATCGTGTTCCCTAGAGATGCCAAAAAGATTGAGAAAGAACTGATGAAAAGGCGCGATGCTCATCATAGAAACTGGATAGGCGAATCTCTGAAAGTTCTTACTAGGGAAAGTTTGAGGATCTAACAATGGCTTGGACAACTCCGCGAACTTGGGTGTCAGGTGAACTCGTTACGGCTTCAATCATGAACACCTACATCCGAGATAACCAAAATCTCTTGAAGACTGCGATCAACGATTCGGGCGAACTTGAATTTACAGATGCCACAGAACTGACAATCGCATCTGGCGTGATAACGGTCACGCAGAACTATCACAAGGTCGATACCGAAGGCGATGCTGCATCTGATGACCTCGATACCATCACCGCTGGAACTGATGTGGCTGCTGGCTTCATTCTGCACCTACGGGTTGAAAGTGATGCCAGAACGGTCGTGATAAAGGCTGGGACGGGTGGAGCCGACAACCTCGACATCGGTGCTGATGTGACGCTCGATGAATCCTATAAGACCTACAGTCTGGTCTACGATGGCACCAATTGGCGACCCTTATCGTTCCAGACGGAAAGTTTTGCATCGCTGAGTCCACTGACAACTCGGGGCGACCTGTTATACGGATCAAGCGGTACGGTGACCGGTGCGCGTCTGGCGGTCGGTGCAGCGAATACGCTGCTTGGTTCAGACGGGACAGATGTAGCATGGCAACTGAAGCCACTCACGACACGCGGAGATATCTTGTATGGGTCTTCGGGTGTCCCG